CGAGCATTTGCGGCTTGTAGGGGCGCTTATCGATCGCGCGGATCTGTGCGGCTTCGGTGAAGGCGTCGCCACCGAATACTGCCATGCTGATACCCATGGGATATTCCTTTCGAGAAAGCTGATTAAGCCGCGTGCTGCGGGAGGACTTTCATCCCCTTGGCGCGGAGGGCGTTTTCGGCGGCCAGCTTGTTGGGCGCCGAGATGCCCGACTTGTAGATGAGCTGCGGACCGAAGATGGTCGCGGGCCCGTTCACCGTCGCGACGGTCGTCACGTCAGCTGCGGTCGCGTCGACCGGGTGGCCGAGGATGGCCGCGGCGACCTGAGCGCCGTTGGCGAGCGCGACGTCGTGCAGGACATACTTGCCGCTCGCGGTAATCTTGCCGAGCACCGTGCCCGGCTTGAGAACGCCGGCGCCCGAGGCGACGATGATCTCTTCGTTGACGATGTTGAGCGCTGCGGTCTCACCGAGATAGCAAAACGAGCGCTGAAATTCCTTATCAACAGCTGCCATTGTTCCGTTCCTTTACTTCTGGCGCAGCGCGTCGACGCTGGCATATGCGCGGTCCCAGACGGAATCCGCTTTGGCCTTCGCGTCGGGCTTGCCGCCCTGATCGTTGGCCTCGATTTTGCTGTTGGTGGTGCCCGAGATCGCAGCGCGCATCTCAGCGCGAGCAGCCTCTTCCGGGTCGCCAGCCGAAGCTACGGTCGTGCTGCCGAGCATCTTGATGATGCCCGATGCCGAGACGCTTTTGTAATCGTCGTCGGCCAGCAGGCTGATTGCGAGATCGGCCTTGCCCTTGCAGGCGTCATCGGTTGCCACCGCTTCGGCAACAGCCTTGAGACGAGGATCGGAAGCGCTCGCTTTCGGCGCAGGGGCTTTTGCCTTCGCCTTCGGCTTGTCGTCGTCGCCCCCGTCGTCGTCGTCTTCGTCTTCGGGTCCGGCGGCCGCCTTTGCCTTCGGCGCGGCGCCCGGCTTTTCGTCGGCAGATGCCTTCGGCGCCAGTTGAGCGGCGAGAGCCGTCTTCTGGTCATCCGTCATTTCGGCGAGCAGGTCAGCCGTCTGCATCTCGGCAATCGCGATCGAGCTGCTGCCAGCGCGCGCGAGTGCTCGATGCAGCCCTTTGGAAGCTGCAGTCATCGGTAATCCTTTCAGAAATTAGCGGGCGTGATTTGCGACCGCGTCGAAAATGGCCTCAGGAGAATCAATTGCATCGACCAGGCCTTTGTCGAATGCTTCAGCGCCGGTGAACCAGTCGCCCTCGAGATTGAGAACGTCGTCAACGGTGAGGTTGGTTCGGCAATCCGCGACGTGCTGTGCGAAAATCTGCCAGGTCTCGTCGACCCAAGCTTCGAGCTTTGCAAACGTCGCCTTATCGGCATGTTCGAACGAAGCGCCGCGGGCCTTCCGCTCACCAGCGCGAACCATCGTGACTTCGACGCCGTTTTTGCTGAGCCCCTTCGTCATGTCGACGAGCAGGGTGTAGACGCCGATAGAGCCGATGATGCCGGTGTCGGTCGTCATGATCGCATCGCAGGACGACGCGATTGCATAGGCTCCGGAGCACGCCATCTCGTTGGCGTATGCGACGATCGCCTTTTCGCCACCCTTCTTGAGCGTCTGGCCATGGAGCCAGCGGCAGAACTCAAAGCAGCCCGCGACCTCGCCGCCAGGGGAGTCGATGTCGAGCAGGATGGCGCCAACTTCCTCGTTCGCCACAGCATCCGTAATGATCTTCTTAAGCGCGTCGTATCCGACCATGCCCGAATATGGCTCCACGCCCCCCAGCTTGTGGACCAGCGTTCCGTCGATGTTGATGCGGGCCACGCTGTGCGCCACGGTATACATGTCGCGAGCCGTCTTCGGCTTCACATAGCCCCAGTCATCGTCCATCGCCATCTGGCGCATCTGCGAAGCTTCGAGGCTGGTCCCGTCGACGCGATCAAGCTTGGCGATGCCGAGACGATCAACGAGCGCGGCGCATAGCATCTCAGCCTTTTCGGGTCGGATAACCAATGGCGCATTGAACAGGCGCGAGGCGATGCGCGCGAACTTGCTCATGCCGCTATCCGCCCGTGGTTCGCGTGGAAGCCGAAGCGGCGTTCTGCGGCCTTGCGGACTGCTGCGGCATCTTCGAGGCGATCGAACAGACCGAGATGATGCTTCACGCGGTTGGTCTTGATCTGGGCAGACCATTTTTCATGAAGCGGCGACCAGCATACGCCTATCACGCCACTCTTATTCGCCTTGGAAAGCTTTTGGTTTTGCATGTTGATCTGGCGCGACACCACGCGCAGATTTTCAATGCGATTGTCGGCGGGGTCGCCATTTATGTGGTCGATGAACTGCGCCGGCCATTCGCCATAATGCAGAGCCCATGCCACACGGTGCGCTTTGTAGCGCTTCCCCATCATATCGCCGTGCAGATATCCGGCAGCCTCGACCGCCGTGAGGGCTGGCCTATTGGCATAGCGGCTATTCCATCGACCACAGGCACGACGCTGGTCCGACGCGAAATGATCTTCGCGCCGCGGGAGCCAAGTGAGCCTGCCAGTATGGACGTCATAGATAATCAGTTCGCGCAACAGTTCGATCGTCACGCAGTCCTTGCGAATCTGCGCCATCAGTTATCCTCCTCAGGGCGACCATCGCCGGAGCCCGCCCCTTCGCTTTCTCGGGGCTGGTCGCTCGACTTCACGTTGTGGTTCACTGGCGCGAGCCCCATGGCCTCGCGAGCGGCTTCGTAAAACGCCTCTTCCGCCAGAACGTCATCGGGGTCGCGGCCTCGCTCCAAGATGTGCTCAATGGTGGAGGTTCGACCGGCGGCCGTGTCCTTGTTCGCCGCTTCGCTTTCCTTGTTCGGATCGACCGAGCCGCGTCCGGGGCCGATCCATTCGGCCATGCAGATGGCGGTTTTGTTACGGTAGAAGGCTGTCGGCCCGCCGGGGACCTTGACGTCGCCATTCGCGACCTCGACTTCGAGCCATGCGGCGTACATCGGCGTCAGGAATGCCTGCGTGAAGAAGTGCCGGTCCTCAAGGAACGAGCGCCACATCTCATTGAGCAGCGCGCGGGCCGACGAGTAATTTATGTTTTGCCAGTCCTGCGACAGCTGGGGGTAGCTGATGCCGAGTGATCCAGCGATTTTCTGCAGCACGAACCGGACGAAGTCGGGATAATTCGAGTTCGGGCTAGTGCGGTCCGGCGTGACGACGTCTTCGCCGGGAAAAAGCTGGACGACCGAAGCATTGTCGACGGCGACCGGGCTGCGCTCGCGGAAGTCGAGATAGGGCTCGATCCACGCGTCGTTTGCTGCGCCATCACTGCCAGGCGCAAGCGCTTCGGCCAAATCGTCGGTGGTGCCAGGCGACTTGATGAAGAAGCTGTAGATGGCGGACTTGAGCGCGGCCGCGACTTCGGCGCGGTCGACCCGATCGACCATCTTCGAAGGGACCATCGCTTCGGCAAGGCGCGAGATTCCGCGCATCTGCTCGACGCGCCGAGGCGAGAAGACGTGGACGAACTTGGCGCGACCGGTCGGGCCGCGGGCAGGAATGCGGTCCCAGGCCAGTCGCTCGACAGTGGGCGCCGGATCGCTGGGATGCCGGCTGCTCACATAATAGGCGATGGGCGCGCCGTTGCCGTCATACTCGATGCCGCGGCGAAGGCGGGGGCCTTCCATCAGGCCGCGGTCGGTCGGGTGCGTGATGCGCTCCGGCGCGATCAGCAGGATGTTCGTCGAGTTGCTGAGGCCGCGGTCATTGTCCCGGATCTCGGCGGCGCATTCCCCGTCCCGGATATAGGTCAGGTAGGCGAGCTTCGCCATGGCGCCAAAGCTGAGCGTCTGGCGCGCATCACACCGGCGCTCGATGTCGTTCGCCCAGACGCGGAAACGGGCTTGCACGCTGCGAGCCCAATCCATTCGCCATTTGATGTCGCGGCCGAGCAGGGAATAGACCGGCTGCGCAGAGAGTTTGATTTGGCCGCCAATGACGGATTCGACGCGGCGATCGAGCCCGCCGTTGATCCACCCATTGTTCTCGTCGAGGTCACGCGCGCGACCCAGGATGAGGTCGGCGTCGCCGGTCGACATGGACCCGCCCCAGCCGACGCGAGGGTTCCAGCCGCGCAGTTCCGAAATGTCGCGGCGCGCTGCATCGCGGCCCTGGTTGCCAAACAGCGACTCGCGCGCCTGAAGCTTCCCACCGACGACTTCGCCCATGACTTGCCCATCCGCTCGAACGCGGACGCGTGGCTTCGCAGCTGGCGTCATTTAGTTCGGCCAGGCCAGCGAAATGGCGCGGCGACGGCGGCCGCCAGTTTCGGACGACGTAGCGCAGGCGAGGTCGCCTTCGCGCTGCGTGATCAGCGCGTTCAGGTCCTTCATGGTCACCTTGCCGTAGGTCAGCCGGCGCCCGGCGCGCCAAACCTCGTCGATGCGCAAGCCCGACGCCAAATCGGTGCGGGCCTGGCGCAGGACCACGAGGTCGGCAGCAATGTCGGCGGCTGTTTCGGCCATCGTGACTATCGTCCTCCTTGGTTCAGTTTGTCGAAGCGGTCGAAGAGCGACTGCTTCGTGGGTTTCGGCTTTGCGGGCTGGCCTGCGACGGGTTCGTCGTCTGGCGAAAGGTCGATCGGCCGTGCCCAGATCGGGCGCTTGGCCGGGTCATCCCAATGTCGGTCTTTTCTGTCGGGCTCCAACATCAAACGGCCCGCCTCGGCGTAACCATAGCAGTTGCCCGCAACGAAACTTTTCCCACGGCGGCGGCAGATCAGCGTGCCGTTAGGAACCGATACGCAGTAGACCATGCCGTCGAACTGCACGGTCTCCGTGATGCACTTGCGCGCGCCATTTTCACCGCCGTCGAGCGAGGCCTTGATCCGCTTCAGTTCTGAGACGTGGTATTGAGGTCTACCGACCTTGTCTTTTTGCGAGCTGATCGAGCATGTTTGTCCCGGCCTAACCTTAATGTTCGCCGCGCATCCAAGCTTTATGAAAAGCTCCTGCATCCCATTGGCCAGTTCGGCGCTGATCGTGGCATAAGTGCGGTGAAGGCGCTGTCCTGAGCTTGTCTGTGACCAACCATCTCCGTCTATGGCGGCATCGACGAAGCGGCGAATAACTTGGGGCGTGGCGTCCTTGATCCAGTCTGGCACACGCTTTTCTGCGACACCGGGGCCACAGGTTTCAACCACGTAATCATAAAGCTGCTTCGACGAACTCGTCCAAGTCAGCGTGCCGCCCGGCTTCCTCAGCTCAGCAAATTGCCAAGGCAGTCTAGCGAGCAAGTCCCTGATCGCGCCTGCCTTCGCACCCTCGTTCTGATGCAGCATAACGCGGCGGCGAACGTTGCCTTGCGTCTTGCTCCGATAGAGGGTCGTGCCGCCCTCGGAAACAAACCATCCGAGAAATTCCGCGAAGTCGCCGGGCTCGACTTCGACCGCAGGCGCAATGAGAGATCCTTGGCGCTCCTTTCGCGCTTCGGGAATCTCGATTGCCTCAACGGCGGTGCCAGCCCAATCGGCGCCCATCATAAGTTGGTGATGGATCGTAAGATCCTTCGCCAACGTGATTTGCGGCGCAACGTCGAAGTTCCAACGCTTTTCGGCCTTGTTGAACTCTTTCTTGAACGTCACCATGCGGTGGTTCGGCGTTACCAATATGTCCAGCCGGCGCCCCTTAATGCTGATCATGTCGCCGGTGTGTCGGCGCTCGATATAATCAGTTCGGCGCTGGTATTCGATTTGGCGGGTCTCAAGGTTGACCGTTGCGATGGCTTCTTCGCCGTTCAGATCAGGGAACCGGCGCCATCCATCACGAGTGAGAATCTCAGTCTCTTCGTCGAAGCAGTCGAGCGTTTCGTTCGGGCCGCTGCGGACCCACTTTCCGTCCTGCTCGGTTTCGCCGAAGAACTCGTCATAGGCGTCCTTCGGCGTGTCGATCGCGAAGAAGCACATGCCCGGCGAGCCATCCTCGATTGCGAGGTCGGCAATCACGTCGCGCTTCAGATCATCGACGCCGAGGGTGTGAAGGGTCACGACCGGCGTGACGACCTTGCCCTCGCTATCCTTGCTGATCTTGGTCGGCCCGGTGATGCGCTCGCGCTTGCCGCCGACGCCCTTGATGCAGCGCACCCGGCGCCAATCGGCCCAGCGCTTCTTGTCCATGCGCCGCGCAAATTCATATGCGTTCCATGTCGCGTTGCCGTCGCCGGTGTCGATCGTCGTGACCGCGACAGGCAAGGCCTTCGACGGGTCATCCTGAAACGGAAAGAGCCGATCGACCACTTCGCTTTCGAGAACCATCCAGTCCTCAGCAACGCGGGTCGGTCGGATATCGCGAAGGATGCCATCGGGATGCACGCGCTGCCGAATCGTGCGGCGATCGATCAGCCATGACCGCCGCTGCAGATCCCACGCGCGAAAGAGAATATCGAACCTGTTGGCCGCAACGTCGACCGCGGCGGTGACGAACAGGGCGCCCTCAGGAATTTGGCCCATTCGGTAGCGGACGACATCTTCGCCCGCCATCGACTTGACCCGTTCGCGAAGGTCCGACGCATCGACGCTGCCCGAACCGGCACCGCCTTCGTCGACCTCGCCAAAGGTGCGGACCAGAACCTGCTTCAGCTTGTCTCGTTTGCCCGTGCGCTCGTGATGCTCGACCGCAGCTTCCAGCGTTTCCGCCAGTTCAGCCAGCGTGGCCTGCGTCACCATCAGCGCGTGAATCCAGAAGCCCCAGGTGATGGTCGGGTCCATTTCGCCCATGACGCCCATGTCAACGTCGAGCGTTTGCCCGGCATGCATGTACGCGCGATCACCTCTGGCGCTGGCCTCAGCGACCATGCTCTTGCGCTGGCTGTCATCCAGCTCGACGCCGCAATGGGGGCAGATCATCGACGCCGACTCCCGCGCCAGTTTCAGCCGCGCGCCGATCGGAGTCCGCTCGGGGGCTTTCTTATAATCGAGCTTGAAGCGCGGCGTGTCCGGCCAATGCTTGGTCGGATAGGGCGAAGCATGACCGCCGCACTCGGCGCAGGCCATGATGAAGATGCCGCGGCTAGATTGCGTCCAGCCTTGGGCGATGCCGCCAGACCAGCCCACATCGGCGTGCGCGCAGGCATAGACCTTGCGCAGCGAGCCGATCATGCGCTGGCGCTGCCTGGCCTGCTCAAGCCAGTTCGACCGGAAGGCCTTCTGGTAGCTGTCGACCTCGTCGAGCACGATCAGCCGACCCTGACGATTCGTGGTCGTCTTGGCCGACATCGGCATCAGCTCGATGCTGTAGCCTCCGATCCGCTTAAAGGTCAGCTTGTTGTCGCTGGGCCCTTTGCCGATCTTTGCTGCCACGCCGTCGTGGTCTTCGAACAAGGGCTTGAAGACGCGATCGGCGTAGCTGCTGACTTCTTGCGGGCCGGCGAGATACCACATGATGTCGCCGGCGGGGCCGAACTCCATCGTCTTCAGGGCATAGTTCTCGGCGACCACGGTTCCGCCAGAGCGCGCAGGCTTGGGCACCAGGACCTCGTTCACATCAGGACGGTCGATGGCCGCCATGATGGGAGCAAGGTAGGGGGTGAGGCTCAGGGACCAGTCGGTGGTCTCGCCGTCTCCTTGGCGAATTTTCCGGAAGCTGATCGAATATTCGAGGGTCGAAACTTCGCGCGGGGGTTCGAGGTAACGAAGCTCAGCGGTGGCGAGGTCAACAATATCGGCACAGAACGCGTCCTGCGCGACAAGCTCACATAGCTCCGCGATCTCCGGTTTCGATAAGGCCCGCACCGAACTCCCCGATAAATTTGCTGCATTGCTTCTGAAGGCCGACCGCGACCGAGCGCAGTTCGTCATTCATCGTTGCGCGCACCGTGGCCGGCAGCGCTCCGGTCGGATCGCTCTTGGTTCCAACGCCCAAGATGCCTTGCACCGCGGCCTGGTTGTAGGCCCGCAGGAACTCGACGACGCGATGGACGGGCACATAGCCGCCCTGCTTCATCTTGCTCTCTTGGATGGCGAGGGTGAGACTGACCTGCTTGGACAGCTCCGCGATGTCGATGACCTCGGCCTCGCGCTCGTCCATGGTGATTCCCATAGACGCCACGAAACTGCGGTTGCGATCTTGGCGTTTCGATATCTCGCCGCGGTAATGGGCGAGCAAGGCGTCGACGGTCTTGCGGGGATGAAACTCCCAAGCGATGCCGTTGCCGCCGCGGACGAATGCGCCGGACCCTTCGAAGGCTTCGACCGTGTCGCACCATCCGCGCAGAGTATTCCAGGTGACTCCCAGAGCTTCGGCCATCGGGGTGGACGACAAGGTTAAGTCATCGTCCATCGTATCGATCCGCCGACTGGCAGCTTCGAGGGCTTCGATGCGCGAAGTGGTGGAAATCTTCTGGGCCATCAGCGCGCCTTGGCTAAACCTTTCACACGCCGGTTCATGTTATCGACCCATGTGGCGGCGTCGCAGGTCTTGATTTCAAGATCGTCGGCCGCGTGCATCACCATCGAGAACGCGCGCTCAGCTGGTAGCCCGACCCACTCGCCTTTGCGCCAATCAGCAATCTGCTCTGCGCGGATAAGGGCTTCTTCCTCGATCGTCTCGCACTTCGGCTTTCCGACCAGATAGAGGGCTCCGTACAGGAACAGTTCTTTGTAGTGCGCCTGCTGCAGGCTGAGGCAGCGGTTCACCGGAGTAGCGGAAACCCCGATCTTCGCGACCCGCTCGCCCTCGATGCCGACGACGTAAACTGCCCGCTGAACGCCTGATCTGGCGTCATTTTCCTTGATCGCCTGCGCCAAGCCGTTCGCTTTCGCAATTCCGGCGGGGTCGCGGCACAATTTTACACGATCCGCGAGCGCAGATTTTGGGTTAAACCAATGATTTTCGAAGTGATATGCCGCTTCTGACCAGCCCTTTCGGCTGGTCGTTCGGCCGATCGATCTGCCGCGCAAGAAGATTTGGGCGCAGTTCGACAGTTCTGGCGAAATGGACAATCCATTTTCATCTGTCAACAGTTGGTTGGAGTTAGCATCAGTCTGCATCACTCATTGCTCCTCGGTAATCGGAAATTACGTCGGCACAGGCTCGGAGCGCGACGTATGGATTTCGGCCAGATTTGGCCATCTTCGATGCCTGAATGACTGGAATGTCATCGATAATGACAAGGTCGAAGAATTTGCGGAGATCGCGACGGATAATCATCCGGGCGTTGCGTAGATGGGTCTGGGCCTCTTGCTGTCGCTCGCTGAAGAGCACGCCCCCGCTTGGGCCGCCCACGATGCGCTGCTGAAAGTCGGCCGACTTTATTCGACCCTCCAAGCCAGATTGCTCATACTGTTCGCGATACCAGTCACATGCCTTCATCTGATCTTCGTTCATCTTGCCGGCGTTGAATGCTCGAACGTGATGGCCGGTAGCAATGCGTCGCACCGTCCGCACCGGCTCGTGCGCTGATCGGTCCGTCCAATTGTCGGCCGCGATAAAGACGGACCGGGTCGGGGTCTTCGCCAGCCACTCGGGCGTGGGCGGGACCACCGTGTCGACCAGGTTCACCGTCAGCCCGTTGTCGAGTTCGATCCATGCTGCGCGCCGGGCTTCGTCTTCCGCCGCGTCGATGCGATCGCGAGCAAGGATGGCTGCGACCCGGTCGGCTTCAGCGGCCGCCCTATCCTGAACCGACCCTATGCGGACATCCCCAGAGCCGACCGAGCGGACGATCGCCTGAGCTATCAGCGCGCAGGCGTCCGACAGCTCGCGTTCGCGCGGGGTTTCCGGTGTGATGGTCTGCTCAATCACCCTTCGTCTCCCCGAATATCTGCTCGAACAGCATCTTGACCTGCGTCTGCTCTGGCCATGTCAGGTGATCCATGTTGAAGACCGCGATCTTCTTGCCCGACCGCCACCACATCTCCCGGCTCGCATTGCGGCCGTTCGATGGGTCTGGTTCGCGCATCTGATCGGCATAGCTCCCAAGGGATGACCGAAAGCCGGAAGGACGGTGGCGGCTCATAGCGGCAGATCTTCCTGTTTGACGGGTTCGGGCTGGGCGACGCCGGTGCTGACCATCCGCAGTTCCCCGGCGGCGTTGACGGTCCACTTGCGGTCCACGACGCCCTTCGCGAGCAGGGCTGCGTTGTATCGCGCGGCAAGGTCTTTGGTCGGGTCACCCATGGGGCACCGGGCGGGCGCGATAGACGCCATCATCGTGGAGGCGAAGGAAGCCGCGCTCGGCGCCGATGATCCGCATCTGGATCGGCAGGGCGTCGATGGCAGCCTGGTCAAGGTCGCGGCGATCGAGGGCGAGCATGATGTCGCCGAGCCGGGCCTGCCGCTCTTGCCGGACAGCGCTCGCCGCCATGGTCGTGCGGTGCTTGTGCTCGACCGCGTCATGGTCACGCCATTCCGCCAAAATCTCCAAGCACTGCCGCGGCGTCGGGAACCAGTCGAACTTGGCCATCGCAGTCTCGACCATGAAGGCGATCGCCGCACGCGGATATCGATCCATCATCCGATGGTAGATGGCGAGGCGCAGCTTGCCCGTGTCCTCATCGTCGGCCCGGCTGGGCAGGATCGAGAGCGACCGCATCAGTTTGGCGAAGTCGACGGCGCTACAGGGAACCGGGGCCACCAAGGGCAAGTTGGCGAGGTCCTCCATCGCCGCTAGCTGCTGATCGTTCAGCCTCGTCGATGAAGTCGTCGAGAGCGCGCTTGAACCCGTCTCGATTGTCACGCCCGCCATGGTTTTGCCGAGCGCTTCGCTGATTTCCACCGTTCCCATTCGCATTGAGTATCGCCTTCATTTCGTTGGTTTCGTGGATTGCGCCCCACCCTCGTTCGACGCAGGCTTCGAGCACCTTGCCGGGCGGCCAGCGGAGGCGGGCGGCATAGGCGTCGACGTCGACCAGAAGCTTGGTCCAAGCGGCCACCGTGTTTGCTAAGCGCTTGGTCTTGCGGTTTTTCTTGAGGGACACCCACAGCGACGCGGTGGCGAAGCGGGGTCTCGGGAACGGGTTCTTGTCCCACCAAGCCAACCAATCGACCACGTGAGCATCGGCGTCCTCGCGCTCGCGAGAGTTACTCTCGGGGGCAGGGGTAGGGGGGTTAGATATTAAATCATTGGGGGGAAGGGGAAGGGGGTCGGCGTTACGCTCAGCGTCACTTGTGACGCTCGCGTTATCTTCCGTGACGTTTGTTATGCCGTTTGTGACGTTTTGTGACGTTTTGTTACGCCGGTAACGCTCTTGCCGGATGGCGGCTTTCGACCGCTGCTGCTCGATCGGCTGGGCACCGGGAAGCGCCGCCTCGATCTCAGAGATCGCCGCGATCAGAGCGTCCCCGGTCACCCCGGCGGCCATCAGATGCTTCAAGGCGGTGGCGATGACCGTCATGCGGCACCACAGTGCGCGGGCGCAGCATGTTCGATGAAAATCTGCACGCCCTCAGAGAAGCCCAAGCTGCAAAGCACGAGGTTCGAAAGTTGATCGAATTGCCGATGCATCTCGTGGCCGCTGTGATGGCAGACAATCTCCCGGCAGCGCGAGGCGAACTCGGCTGGACTTAGGGCGTTCGAGGCGGTCGGCGTAGCCGTTGCGGCCGCGCCATTTCCAGATGCCATCGACGCCGAGTTCGTAATCGAGGATGTCGGCTTGCTGGTCCTGCCAGTCATAGCGGTGACCGTTCTGGGCAAGGCTGGTGCTGTCCGCGCTCAAAAAGGGGTAGTCCCAAGCAACCGCTATCCCGCGCAGCATGTGGAGCGGATGCCACTGGTTGCCCATCAGCTTCGCGACCTGCTCCATCTTGCGGTGATAGGCGTCGCAACCAACCGGCTCCCTCTTCGGGTCGCCAATCCAGCCGAGGCAGACTCTCGAGTAGCGTTCGCAGAGCTTCGCCAAACGCTCTACCGGGCCGTCCATGTGCCAGACCGGCGCTCCCCGATCCCCGAACGGCCAATCGTTGAGCAGCCCATCGTTGAGCTGGGACGGCGCTGCAGGGCTGTCGGGCATGATCGCCCACCGCCCCGGCGTGAACAGGATCGGTTCCAGCCAGCCGTAATAGGCGTTCCACCAAAGGCGCCGGTCGGCCTCGTCCCACTCCCCACCGGCACGCATGGCCTGCATCCAAAAGGAAAAGGCTCCGTGGTCGAAACATCACCTGCGGACAAACAGCCAGCACCGCCTCCTTATCGTCGGGGCGGTAGAATGAGACGCAGGCTGCCCGACCCGGCAGCACGGCGTTGAGTGCGGCGCGCGGGGTCAGGGGAGTGCCGTGATAGATGATGGCGCCTGTCATGCGGCTTCCCCCGGACACCAGATACCGCATTCGGCGTCTTCGTCTGGATCGGCATCGAACGCGCCAGCAAATAGGTCTGGCTGGCGTCGGATGGCTTCCTGAATTTCGGTATAGCTGCGGCCGAGAATCCAATGCCGTGCGTCAGGCTCGGAGGTGTCAGCGACCACTTTCTCTTGTTCGATCCACCAATCTAGGCTGCCCGGTGTGTAGCGCTCGACCTCATAGAGGCGCGGCCCCTTCTGAAAGCAGCCGTCGCAATTGCCTTCGAATCCCTTGAGGCCGAGGTCGAACGGCTGATCGAGCCAGAACTTGAGGACATCGCGCTGCGAAATACCGGCGTCGGCCAGCGGCATGGTGGCGGCCCATGCATCTTTCTTGCTCGCGGTGCGGCGCCGCGCCTCTTTGACACGACCAGGTTCATCGGCGCGCAGGCCGACGATCGAGGCATAACGCCCCCAACCGAGCGAAGCGGCATATTGGCGGCAAACCTTCTGCTTCAGCGCGATGGAGCACCAAGGTTTAGCTACGTTAGGGAGGTAGCCGTTCTCATGGATCAACGCGGCGAATGGCCCGCCCTCTCGATCTGCCGAGTTGAAGCCGACCTCATCGTAGGAGTCACGTCCCGCTCTCTGAAGCCAGTGCACCCGAACACTCCACCGCGTCGCGCACTCGTGGACGAAGCGAAGCGTCTCTTCCCGCTCCTTGCCTGTATTTGCGAAGCAGACGTGCACATCATCGGGCAGCGTCCCGCCGTGGGCCTGCAGGATGCGCCACAGCATGTACGCGCTCGTGCGGCCGCCCGAGAAGCTGATCAGCGCCGGCCCGGTGATGAGGAATGGATCGATCACCCAGCCCTCCGCAGCCCGTGCAGCACGGTCTTATGGTCGCGGTTGAGCATGCGGCCGATCATCGGAAGGGACAGGCCGCGATCGCGAAGGCGCTGCATTGCTTCCCATCGCGCGCGGCAGAGGTGCGGCAGCCGGCTCGGGCCGTGCAGGTCCGAAGGGTCGATGCCGTGGCGCTCGGCGACATCCAGGATGATCGCGCGGGTCACGCCGCGACTTCCCGCCGCCAGCGCGCCATCTCGGTATCATGCTGATCGAGGATGATCGCTCGCGCTTCCGCGGCTTTCATCCGCTTTGTTCGGATGAGGAACTGGTAGTGCGGCCGCAAATGGGCGGGGCACCATGCCAGCTTCGTCGCGCTTGCTGCTCGACCGGCCTTGGCGCGGACAGCAGGGTCGCGCGCTGCCTCGTTCCCAATTTCCCAATAGCGCCCGGCTAAAAACACGCGGGACCGCTGTTCGTTTATCGCCGGATCGAGCGAAAGCACCTTCGCTCGGCGGCGCAGGCCATCGAGAAAGACCGGATCGGTCGCGAGTTTGCGCTTGATGCCGGCGACCTGGCGCGCGCGGTGTTCAGGGGTCGCGGCGAGGGCCGCGCTGATGTGCGATCGGCAATAGCCGGACTTGTTTCGGGCGCCGATCGGCTGAGAGCAGGTGAGGCAAAGCTTCGTCATGCGGGCACTCCCACCGGAGCGCTCTTCATCTGCTCGATGACTTCGCGGTCGAACTCGTCGGGTGCGTGATCGTCTATCTTGCGGAAATATCGCGCATTGAAAGCTTCGCCCGGCCATTCGTCGAAACAAAGATATAGTCCGCCGTCCTCGGGGCAGCTTTCAAGGCCCGCGACATGGCTGACGCTGCCGCTGCGGGGGCCGCCTACGTCGGGATAGCCTGGCGCGACCCACCTTCCATTGGGCGCAACGCAAAGCGCCAAGGCCCCCTTCTGCCAATCACACACTGGACGTCTCCTTCACCCATTTGAGGACATCGGCCGCCGGCGCATCGACGTATCCCGCGACGGCCGCGGCAATTCGCTGCTCGCTCATCGGGTCGCCTGCTCGGGCGGCGTTCTGCTTGATTTCGTTGAAGCGTCGGACTGCGGTCTTGCGCTTCCATCCTTTGAGGTCGGTCATGCGCCGATCCCTTCGATCAGCGGCGGATCTTTCCGCCATGGCGGAATGATGTTTTCCTGCGCGAGCCCGTGGTCGAGAATGTGGAGCGCATCGGCCTCATTGTCGTTGCCGGGTCGGATGCCGAGTTCGCGAGCGGTGCGGATCGAGAGGATCTTCCACTCGGCGGTGCTCAGGAACTTGGACTTGGCGTTGAGCTGGGTCGCTTTCCAGACGCGGTTATTGGCTTCGTGGAAGCGGACGCGCCGGCAGCGAAAGAAGAACTCGGTCATCGAGGCGAGGGCGTTCGCGAGGCGGTTATTGGCCTCGCTCGACTGCGCGTCACCGCGGAGGGGGGATTCGTAATAGACGACGTCGGGGTCACCGAAGAGGATGACTTCGTTCAGCCGTTTGTAGAGGCTGAGCATCGCGCCCGCACGATCGGTCATGGGGCCGCCAAGCTCCCACGTCCCGTAGGTCGGGCGCGGCTCGCCAGTGCGATACCGCGCCCAGCCCGTGGCGCTTTTGCTGAGATCGAGCGAAAGCACGTCCATGTCAGTTCACGCTCGGCATTTCGACCTTGGGCGCTTCGCCGGTGGGAATGATGCTGACCATTTCGGTGTTGACGCCCTGCATCTTGTCGACGGCGTCGGCGTGCAGAACGACTTCGCGGTTTTCGAGCCCGGCCTTGAACGAGCGGAGCCAGGCCTGCTGCTCGACTTCTTCCATCTCGGCGACTTGCTGCGCCTTGTGGAATCCACCCTTGTTGACGCGGCAGTCCTTCTTGATCTCTTTCCACCCGTCGCCGGCCTCTTTCATGGCCTGCTTCTGGGCTTTGTTGGCGGGCTGAACATCGTTGTCGTAGATGCTCTGGGCCTTCTCGAAATCGGGCGGCGTAATGGGGCCGCCGTTCTGCCCTTCCTTCTTCTTGCGTGCCATTTCAGGCTCCTTTCGTGCTTGGGGGAAAATCAGCAGGGTGAATTGACCGCGCGGTTTCGCCGGCAGAGTTGGCCGGGCGGATTCCCGGTCTTGGTCCGCTGGGTCGGCGGCGGGAGTTCACCGCCCCGCGTCCTGTCGGCATGTCCGGGGGTTCACGGCCCGATTCACCGTCATCGCGGCTGCTGAGCCCGCGCAGGAATGAGTTGTTCGCTTGTCGATCGGCGACGCACTGCATCAGCTTCTCGGTCGTTTCGGCGCGCAGAGCCCTGAAAGGGGCGTGCGCCTTGCGACCGGCGTCGACGTGCTGTTGATGGATGAAATCAAGCCCGGCCTGGGCGATCAGCATCTTCCCGCTGTCGCGTTCCCACAGTGCCTTGTAGCGGGCTTCCGATGCCGTCGCCTCGCTCAGGCGGGACCGGTAATGGAGGGCGGTCAGCTTCCATGCTGCAGCGGCGCCAGCTCCGCACCAGAGCGCGGATATGGACACGAGATAGGCTGTCGTCGTCATGCTGCCTCCGCATCGATCATGCTTGGATAATCGCCGGGCCGCTCAAGGCGTTCGCGGCATGGAGCGATCCAGCGCAGGCGAGTGTCGGTTTCGCCGGGAAGCCAGATGATCCACGAATATGCTGTCGCAGTGGCGGCCGAGCGCTCCTTGCCGTCCGCGTCGACGAACTTGGTCCCGAGCCGCATCAACCGCCCCTTGAACATTCCGCAGCGCTCGCTGAACTGCAGCACGAATGCGGGCGGGTGGATCGAAAACAGGCTTTGGTAGCGGTCTTGGCCTTCGAGAAAGGCAGAGCGCACAATCATCGCGACGCCGACACGGCTCAGGCCAAGGGCGCGCTCAATGAACTGCGCAGCTAGGCGGAACGGCGGATTGGTAATCGTCCAATCCGTGCGGTCCAAATGGCTTTCGAGACCGAACAGATAATCGCGGACGATGAAGCCCGCTCCGTAATCGAAGATGTCGCTGGCCATGACGTGGCCGAACTCTTCGCGGAGCGGCGCAACCATATGGCCGCGGTTCGCGCACGGTTCGCGAACATCAGACATCGCAAGGTCGAAGCCCTGCTTGCGAATGAACTCGCATAGCGCGCGGGTCGCCCAGGCGGGCGTTGGATAATCGTCAAGGGAATCATGGGGTTCGTGACGCTGCTGCATCACGGCGCTCGACCTATTCTGCATGGCGGTTCCCCTTCGCGATGTTCTCGGCCTTCGTCAGAATTTGAAGATTCCAAGGCACGTTCAGACCGCAGACGTTGCGTCCGCGCAGGGGCACGATGTGGTCGACGTGAAAGCCCGTGCCGCGGGAGCGGGCAGCGAGATAAAAGGCTCTGATCTCGGCACGCTGCTGATCAGATAGCCAAGCCGGGGTAGCTCTTTTCACCCAAGCGCGGCGCGCGGAAATGATCGCATTGCGCTTGCCAGGGTTCGACTTCGCCCATCCGGTGGCCTGACTCTTCTGCCAAGCACGCCGCTCTGGCTGCTGATACCGCTCAAGGTCATATTGACGGCGAGCTTCGATATGCCTTTCCCGAGAAGCGCGGGATTGCGTGCGGCGCGCATCCAGCGTCCGAGCGTGACGTGCACGATCTTTCGCGCGAATGAGATCAGGGTCTGCTCGGCGTTTGGCTGCTGTCTTGTCGTCCACGCAACGACGGCATTCGCGGTTCGACACAGAACGCTTCGCAACGTGGCCGCGGGGGCACGGCGCGCCGGTAAAGTACCAGCGCTGGCCGATCGCTTTCGCGTCAGCGCGCGTCACAACATCGTGCGGCTCGCTGCGCTGCTGCATGACGGCCGACGAGCGGTTCTGCCCCCCGGCCATGTCAGCGGCCAGTCGCCGTGATCTTGGCAACCTTCTCGTCGAGAACCGCGTCCTCTTCCGCGACGATCGCCGGGCCGCCGGGGCTATCCGGACGGTGGGCAGCGTGCTTCGCCTGAAGATAGTCGCTCATCAGGTCGGCCATCTCGTCGTGGTCGACCTCTTCGGGCGCGCGCACGATCAGGAAGCCGGTCGGCATCAGGAGGGACAGAAGGTCATCGGGGATGGCGCCGGCCAGCGCGAATACGGCTGAGCCGGGCATCTGGACCGGCGTCGCATGCTCATCGGCGGGGAAGTACGTGATGAGGGTCGCGTACTTAATCCCGCTATCGAAGGAGACCGCCTTCATCGAGGCTTGGCGGCGGTCCAACTCGCGCCGGATGTCCAACTGACGGCGGCGGAAGATGTCGACGATGTTCGAACCGGTATCCATGATCTTAGCGGGCTCCGAGGCTAGAAGGCTTGGAATGCAGGGCACCATCCACGACGCAGCCGCTATCGCGGTCGAAGCGCAGATATTTGAGCGGGGTCGCGACGAAGATCTGGCCCTCGTCGTCGGACAGGTAGTCGACGATGAAGGGCTGGCTCAGCAGGCCATGCGTCGCACCGACACTGAAAGGTTGTCCCGACTGACCATGGGGGGGGGTATGGTCAGCCGGGACGTCGCCGGGGGAGCGAACTTGTTTGACCGGGGGCATCATGCAGCGAGCCCTCCCTGCCGAGCGCAGTTGCCCACGCTCGGCAGTTCGGTCATCGTGCTGGGGACCAACACAGCACGAAAGGGATTCTCATGGAGTTCACCAAAGGCAAAGACATGCAGCTCGACACGGCCTTGGCCCTGTCGCACTTCGCAGCTAGCGCCGCGGCGGTCGTCGTTTCTGCTTTGCATCGCGGCAAGCCGGTTGATGATGAGATGGTCAAACATCTGCTCAAGAGCCTCGCGACGGCTTCGGCTTCCGCGCCAGTTGAGGCGAAGTTTTACTTCGAGCGAGTTGCCGAGACGCTGGCTGGAAAGCACTACGAAGGCGGATGAACTCTGCGTCGAGGCGAGAGATGGCGCGGGCGACTGGCGGGATCATGCCGCCGCTTTCTCGCGCGGCAAAAAATCGGCAAGCGTCAGTGTCTTGCCGCGCTTTTCAGCAGCCGCTTCGATGATCTTTTGCCAATACCGAGGCGGGATGCTCTTGCGGTTCCGCCACTGGCGCACAGTGACGCCGCTCTCGCCGATGTCAGCCGCCAGCGCTTCCGCGTTGCCGTCCCAAACATCGTATATCGGTTTCAAATGGGTCATTGCGGCGTGATACGCGCTGTATCGAATACGGTCAATACCCAACGTATCGTCTTTCCCGCTACTCTATTAACCGTGGACCAAGACCGAGCAGAGCGACTTAGGGTCGCGCGAGAAAAAGCCGGATATAAGAACGCGTCAGAGGCTGCGCGGGCTTTCGGCTGGACGGAATCAGCGTATCGGCATCACGAAAACGGGACGCGCGGCTTCGGTCTCGACGTCGCGAAGAAGTATGGCCGCGCATTCAGGGTGAAGCCCGGCTGGCTGCTCTGCATGGAGGGTATCGACGGCGGAGTTCCGACCGATTTCGTGGCCAGCGAAAAGTTGATCGTGGGCGGCATTGTTGCCGCCGGCGTCTGGCGCGAGCCCATAGAAGGTGAGGTTTTGCTTGAGATCGATTCCCCGCCGATCGTTAGAAATGCGAGACGGTTGGGGTATCGACTGGAAGGCAAGTCGATGGACTTGGTCTATGAGTCCGGATCGATCTTGGATTGCATTTCCATCTTCACGAACGGTGTTGAGCCGACGCATGGCGACCATGTGATCGTCGAGCGCGAGAAGCCAGATGGACTGCGCGAGCTGACCTGCAAGGAGTTTCAAGTCCGGGATGGCGAGTATTTCCTGGTGCCGCGGTCTAGCTCGGCAGAGTTCAAAGAGATGCCGATCGGGAAGCCAGACCGCGACGCTTTCGAGGGCGACGAGATTCGGGTCATCGCCTTTGTGATCGGCGTTATTTCGCCCCGCGCGTTAGACCTTCTCGACCGGCTGGGGAAGGTAAGGCGCATCGCTGCCTGATTCGCGGCAATGAAAAAATGATACATCACGTATTGACGTAGCGCGATACACGCCGTATCAGACCTTCATCGAAAGATGGAGTCTGAGATGCCCCGCTACCCCCAAGACCGCAACCACCACGAACGGGAAGAGCGCCTTGACGCGCTCGGGCAGATGCAGATCGCATCGCCCGCACTCCAAGCAATCTGGGCGCGTGAAGATGCGCTGAGGGACATCGCCGCAGCCGAACGCATCCTTGCGCGCGGATATATGACGGCGATCGAAAGCTACCGTGTTTCCGCCGCGCTCTTCGGTAAGTCGCCGGACGAGGCGAGGGCGATCGTGCGCGCTCGGTTTGACCGGGATTATGCGGCGGCGGTTGCTGGCGAGGCGATTGCGGCATGAGCATCGGCTGGCCCGAAGGCATCCTGCTAGCGCTCGTCGCAATCGAGTTCGCGACACACTGCGAAAAGGCGGGACAACCCCGTTCGCCATACAGCCCGGTCACGCACCTCATCAATGCCGCCGTCGTTCTCGGCCTGCTCTGGTGGGGAGGCTTCTTCGCATGAACGGCTGGTTCGCCCCGACGCTCAACGTCATCATCAAGGTCGGCCTTGTCGCCGTGGTTGCCGCTGCCATCCGAGGTGAGACTGCCGTCTGCTTCGGCATCAACGCCGCGCAATGGCTGTGCATCGTCGGCCTGAAATATCGGGAGGCGTTCCAGTGACGCCCCCGGAAACCGCCTACTTCGAATCCCTGCAGGTCGGCACCGACCAGCCGCCGGCGCCCCGCGCGCGCCGCATCATCCTCTGGGCGCTCTGGGTCGTGACCATCGCCCTTGTCGCTGGCCATCCTCTTTGGATCGCCAGCGGCATGCCTATCCCCGCCTTCCTGTCCCCCGTATTGGAGATTCTGCATGTCTGACGTCGCCGCCGAAGCCATCAAAGGCGAAGTAATGGTCATCGAGCCGGGCACCGACATTATCGAGGCGGTGTCGGCTCAGCCGGGCATTGTGTTGCTCGACCGAGTGAAGTTCGATCAGTTTTACGAGAAGCTTGCCGCCAAAGCGCCGACCGACGTCGATGTCACGACCAAGTCGGGCCGCGATGCGCTGCGCTCGTTCGCCGCCGAGGTCCGCAGCGAGAAGGCCTCGATCGACAAAGCCCGCCTTCGTCTCACCGAAGAATGGCGCGGCATGGTCAGCCAGGCCAACGAGGCGGGCAAAGAGATCAAGGAACGGCTCGAGCAGCTTGCGACCGATGTCCGCGCGCCTCTGACCGCGTGGGAGCAGGCCGAGGAAGATCGCATCGCCGAGGTCACGCGCATCATCGAGCTTTTCCGCACCGAGCGCTTCGTCGCGATGGGCGAGGCGGCCGACCATATCCGCGAGCGCGGCATGGCGATCCACGACACCGTGCTGGACGCCGACGTCTTTCAGGATCGGCTTGAGGAAGCCCAGACCGAGAAGAAGGGCACCGTCGACCACCTGCTGGCCGCGCTGGCGCAGGCCGAGGCAAGCGAAGCCGCTGCGGCCGAATTGCACCGCCTGCGCGAGGCTGAGC